TCGTGCGAATAATAGTGCTTCTGAAAGTGATGAGTTTGTTCTCACGCTTGCAAAAGAGCGGCAGATCGGTGACTTTCTGCAGAAGAACAAGGAAAAATACCCGGATGTGACACAAGAGATTCTTATGTCGGCTTCAGATCCGGACGAGCTAGAAGAACTAGCCACATTACATCAGAACACCATAACCGCTGCTGTTCAGAAAAAACTGCTTGAGGTACAAACCTCAACTCCGCCGCGACTTTCTCCGCAAGAGAAGTCCGAAAAACTAAAGGCGCTAAAGAGCGATCCGGGTTCCGGTTCGTTCCAAAAAATGCTTGACGTACAGCAGAGTTGATATTTATCAACTTATTATTTTAGAAAGACATAGAAACTATGGCTTATGTATCTGGTGCTAAAACTACTTTTACGGATTCTGCTGATCATATTCTTGATCTTAAAAACGGTCTCGATTTTCTTAATGCGGGCAACCTTGAAGTTGCGCTTATCAAGCGACTTGGAACAAACGGCTTTACAGCGAAGTCATACAAACATGAGTGGACTGAAACGGCACTCGCGACGCGTTCGGAGACTGTAACACTCGCTGACGGTTCAGGAACTTCATTGACTGTTGCTGATGCCTATCAGTACCAAGTTGGCGAACTGATTAAGATTGAAAGTGAAGTTGTCCGGGTTACTGCGGTTGCCGGTGCAACAACGCTTACGATCACGCGTGGTTACGCTGGCACAAGCGGTGCTGCTCACGCATCAAAGGTTGCTTTCTCACTTGGTTCTGCCGACGCTGAGAACGCACAGGCTCCAACTGCTGTAGCTGATAACGGCTCACGCCTTTACAACTATGTTCAGACGCTTACACGCGGTGTTGAACTGTCTAACGACGAGATTGCACAGCTTTCAACCGCTGGCAACCCAATGAACGGTCAGATCGAACGACGCTTTATCGAGATCAACCGTTTGCTTGCGAAGTCTATTCTTTACGGTGTTCGTTACGAAGATACGACAAACAAGATTCACACAATGGGCGGTCTTACGCAGTTCGTTACCACTAACGTTTCTAACATAGCTGGTGCGCTGACGCTCGCCGCTATCGACGCGAAGATTCTTGCGATCGTCCGCGCCGGTGGTGATCCTAAGCTTCTTGCGCTTTCTCCTTACCAGAAGCAGAAGCTTGACGCATTTGACGCGAACTTGGTTCGTATCGGTAAGAAAGACGATCAGTCACAGCGTGGCGGTAACCCGAACGTGATGACTTGGCAGTCTGGTGTGCTTGGTCACACGCTTGATATTGTCGTTGACAACTCGATCCTCGATGACGAGCTGTGGATCCTCGACACTGACCACCTTAAGGTCGGACATCTTGCAAACAACGGCGTAAATGGTGCCTTCCACGTTGAGGACGCTACTACTCCGGGTCAAGACGGACAGAAGAAAGTTATTCGCGGTAAATACACCGTCGAAGTGGGCACTGAGAAAGCTCACGCTCGCCTTTACGGTCTGAGCTAACATTAGTACACTAGGGGCAGCAATTACGCTGCCCCTTAGTTTATGGAAGGATATTATGGGTAAACAAAACGACGGCAATTCTATGAAATATTACAAGTCACAGATCTCAGGCTTGGCGATCAGTGTCAGCGATCCTGACCCTGACGACCGGCGCACAGTCGGCGTGGACGAAGTACAATTTAAGCCTGTACAGTTCTTTGATGAAAAGCGCGGCGAGCGCTACAGCTTAGGCTTTCTCGCGACTGACGACGACATCGTACAGCAACTTCTTGAGGAAGATTCTAACGTTGTCGAGATCAAAAAAGACGAATACGACAAAGCGTTTCCGGTAGAAACTGAGTAGTTATGGCGACGATAGCTTCTGCTTTAATGTCGGTCAAGCGTCGGCTTGATATTGCATCTTCTGATACAACGTGGGATGACCAGCTTAATGAGTTCATCCAGTCCGGCGTAAAACGTTTATACCCTTTGGTGCAACGCGAGGTTGCGCCTGTTGAGGTTTCCGTATCAACAGACGACGGCGAAGCATCTGTTTTGCTATCTACTCACGGTCTTGATGAGGTTAGGGTTGTTGAAGCTTATCAAGGGCTTAACTGGACTGAGTGTGATGATTTTATTCATCACGCCGGAACGCTGTATGTGCAGGGTTTATCTGACGCGACGACATCTCTTAAGCTCTACGGTCGCTCTCGGTATACACTGACTGCTGCCGTTGATGCTGCGACTGTGCCTGACGAGATCGAACAGGCTATCTGGTGGTATGCTATGAGCGAGTTTTATGACTTCCTAGCCGGGAACAAGCGTAAGTACAACACTTACGCACAGACGAACGGCGCGCGCTCTGTTGATAATATGCGCGAAGAAAGCCAGTATTATGAACAAAAAGCTAACATTTTCTTGAACGATCACGCTTCTCTCTATGGGGGTTAATGATGTCTTTTGACAATAGTAAATATGATATAGAGATCAACGGCACCGGACTTCGAATACAGAACTATAGGAAGTCTGAAACCGCGACCTTTATTCCCCGGCTTGGTAGTGGCGATCAGTCCTCTACTGAGTTTGATATTCTAAAAAGTCGTGAACTTGTAGATTTTTCCGGTGGTATGTTGCAGCGTGAGTGGGAAGATAACCACGCCTTTTTTGGTTCAGAAAATCTTGTGCCGCTCTATGACGACGGCGTACTATATCCGGTAAAAACGACCGCCACCTCAACGTCTATTACGACCTCAAAATCTCGCATTACTGCGCAGTGTCAAACGAAAGATTATCTATTTCTCGCTATCAACAACTATAACGGTACGGCGTATAACTCTATTGTCCGTATCGACAGCTCCGGCACGAAAACGGTTATGACGATCCCTACTGCTGCGCGTGATGATAACTTCCCTATTCGCTCTATGGTTATTTGGAATAACCAAGTGTGGGCTGCTCAAGGGCAGACCCGGCTTTTTTGGGCTGATGTCGCCGGTACGACCTTTACCCTTCTGACCGGTACTTGGACTGCCGATCGTTTAGTTGTCTATCAAGGCTCTTTGTACGGCTCTCACGCCGATACTGCGCAGGTAAACGTGAACCTTTGGAAGTACACCGGGAACACGACTGCCGCTTCAGCAACTATGGTTGGTAGCGTTGGTTCAAACGTTCCTGACTATAATGCCGATCTTTTGGTCTTTAACGGTCGTATTATTTTGACCCGGACTGACGGTATGTACGCCTATGACGGCATCCGGCTTGCACCGATTGACGAATCGAAGAAGGATGCCAATGTCCGCAACTACCGCTTCCCTAACGTCCTGAAGGGTTATCTTTACTATTGGATGACTGACGGTATGTACCGCTATAATGGCAGTCTTATTGAGAAGCTGTACGATATGTCTGAGGTTGGCTTCCCTGTCGCCGTTACAAGTGCTAAGAATCGTCTTTGGATCGCTTATAGTAACTCTGCCTACTCCGGTTCTAGCCGGTATGACAAGTCAATGGGTTATGACTATTCTGTTGGTGATTCTATTGACGGTCGCGTTGCCATCTATAACGGCAAGGCTATGTATACCTATGCTCGTACAGCAAACAACGGCAAACCGGCTAGTCCTGACGTAAACGGACAGGGTGAAAATGACGGCATAGCGTGGTTTAACGACACTCTCTATATCTTTACTTATTACTCCAAGACGAACGCCGGGCTGCACTTCACGGCTAACACAAACGAGTTAGCCGCCACCGGAACTGCAGCGTGGAAGTTGATCACTTCTATTTTCGATGCAGACTTCCCTATGATCAACAAAACGCTTGAGAACTTTGAGATTGTTCTTGACGGTGACGCGTCGTCGGATGAAACGCTGACGATCGAATACCGCGTGTCCGGCTTCTCAGGAAGTTCCGGTTGGGTTACTGCTGGTACGTTCAAAACACAGTCTAAGCTTCAGGAGTACGTTTACCGCAGTATCCCGGCTGGCGTGTTGTTTAAGAAGATCCAGTTTAGGATCTCTGGTACAACAACGCTTGGTTATGGCTTCCGCAAGTTTATCGTGCGTTACCTGCTTGTTCCTGACTTCAAATGGCAGTGGAACTTTACAGTAAACTCTTTCGGTGACAATGCTCTTGAGCCGTTGCGCCTAAAAGACGGCACATCTTCAACGCAAAAAGTCTCTGCGCTTCGCGGTCTTATATATGAAGCCCGATCAACCGGCGTTCCTGTTGGCTATACAGAAATAGATCAGCTTGACTTAACTGGCGCGCACAACAACAGCGTGACGACCATAACTCTCAACACGACTGCCCTGCTTAAGCCATACGGCTTTATTAAGATCGACAATGAAATTATCCGTTACTCCGGTAAGACTT